CGGCTAAGCCGGAGGTGTACAGGGAGGTGGTGAGGAATGAGAACATCAATGTGAACATGAATACCAACCTGGAGCGGCTGGACAGGCAGTTGACGGACTCGCAGATCGATGAGTTGTTGGAGATAGTGGAGGCGAAGAGGCTGGCGTTGGTGGGTGGGGTGGAGGAGGTGGAGTGAGTATCAGTGATGAGACGGTTGAGGGCTTGGTTGCTCAGGCGAGTTCCCTCCGTGTATTGAAGGCGCGGAGGGATTTTCCTTTTTATTGTGATCTCGTTCATGGGAGACCTTTGTATGCCCACCAGTTGGTGTGGGTGGAGGAGTTGCTCGCAGCCGGGGGGAAGACGCTCATTGTTGCGCCTCCCGAGTCACTCAAGTCTTCTACGGTGAGGATGTTCATTGAGTGGAGCATTGGGCGGGACCCTGATCTGTGCGTGTTGCTGGTGATGAATACGGCGACTCAGGCGATGAGGCAGGTCATGTCCGTGGCGGAGACCATAGAGAAGAGCGAGGTGTACCACGAGGTGTTCCCTGCCGTGGTGCCGAACAAGCCCAGGGGGTGGAGTCACGAGGCGATATTCGTGAGGAGGGGGAATGAGAGCCGTCCCGACCCGACGGTGTACGGGACGGGGATCGACGGGCCGTACCAGGGGTCTCATGTGGACATGCTCATCATAGATGACCCAACGGACCAGCAGGATGTCAGGAGCCAGGCGACGATGGAGTCGCAGAGGGAGAGGATTCGGGGTGTGCTGCTCGACAGGTTGAACGAGGGGGGTAGGCTGTTCACGATACTCACCCGGTGGGGAGAGGCGGACCTGATGAGGGACTTCGCGGACATGGGGCTTTCTGTTATCGAGAACCCGATCGAGGGGAGATACCCCTGGGGGCGCTTACTCTGCCCCGAGTTGTTCCCGGATGAGAGGATATCGAGGATAAAGGTGGAGAAGGGGAGCGCTCTGTACCATTTGACATACATGTGTGACCCCGGAGCGGCCAGCGGGAGCCTGATCAAGAGGGAGTGGTGGAGGAGGTACGGGGATACCCCGGAGGGAGAGCCCTCTCAGATGATATTCTCGTGGGACTTGAGCGCGGGGAGGAATGAGAGGAGCGATTTCACGGCCTACGGGGCGTGGGAGGTGTATGAGAACGGGTATTACCTCGTTGATGCCGGTCACTGGCGGCTCACGATGGACGAGTTGATAAGGAAGATGGAGTTGCTGTATGCTGTGCACCGACCGAGGTGGCTTCTGGTGGAGGACGTGGGGACCAGTGTGCCGGTGGTGGACTACATCAAGCAGCATACCAGGTTGCCGATAAGGCCCGTGATCCCTGGGCGGTTGGGCCGCAAGAGCGGCATCGTGAGGGACAAGGAGGCCCGTCTGATGGGGGTGGTGCACCTCATAGAGGCTGGGAGGGTATGGCTCCCCTCCTCTGCGGCATGGGTAGAGGCGTTCATAGACGAGTGCGCCGCTTTTCCCGGGGGGCAGTACGATGACCAGGTTGACCAGATGACACAGGCCCTGGAGTACATGGAGCTACATGCCTCTGTGGGAGCCATTGATGTCAATAACCCTCCAAGGTATCCCAGTTTCGCAGGGGGCGGGCTGATGAGGAAGGCACTGGATACGGCTCCTTATAGGTACAGGAGGTTTTCTTAGACGATGGACGAAGAACAGCCTGAAGTACAGGATATCCTTGAGAGGAAGTCCCGCCTGGAGGAGGTCTGGTCTGGAGCTCACACGCAGTGGGACGAGACCGACTCCCTGGTGCAGGGCGGGTACAACATCTGGGGGAACGAGGAGGACAGGGCCACTCGCAGCACCATGAGGAGCAACCAGGCCCGGGTGATCATCGACCACACCTCGGATAACCTGCTTCCATACAAACCCCAGTGGCACAGGGACAAGATCGGGGACGCGGAGGACGCGCAGGAGTCGGCTGATAAGGTCGAGGCATGGGTGGATGCGGTCTGGGCCACCTCGTCACTCGACCAGTTGAGCATCCCCATGAAGGTCCTGGGGCGAAATATGCTGAAATATAACTATGGCGTCCTGGAGACGGTGTTCAACACCACGGGGATGCCCAGGAAACCCAAGGAAGGGGCTGATAACTTCAGGGCGAAGGAGAGGGAGTACGATGAACGGTCATGGAACTTCAACCCGTTTGGGATCAGAGCCCCTCACCCCACGTCAATCCTTCTCCCATGCTATGAACGGAGACCTTCTTACGCGATAAAGCGGGAGAAGTGGGCACAGATTGATATAAAGACGGAACTAGACCATAAACGTGACCTCGACCACCCCTCTTTGGTCTCTGTTGACGACTACGACATAGGCAGCAGACCTATGGAACTCGTAGATGTCGTCGAGTATTACTCCAGGGACTGGCATGCGATTGTCGCCCCGGGAGGTCGCAAAGACGGCAATATGCTCCTCATTGAGGAAAACCCGCACAGGATAGTCCCGTTTGTCCACGCTTATGGCGGTTTTGGTGATATTCCGTCCGGGGAGGACGGGATGGACCCGATGTATATGGCACAGGGGTTCCTATGGCCCGTGAGAGACCTCATCCGCCTGCTAGACCAGGTGATAAGCGCTAAGGCGGAGCTTGAGATGAAGGCCGCATACGCCCCGATGGTTGCCCCCGAGGAGACGCTGGAGCGCATAGCCCAACTCTTACAGGCCGGGGCCAACATGATACCGGGGGACTCCAGGGAGATCGGGTATATCCCCATCCAGCAGTTGCCCCAGTACCTAACCGACTTCCAGGACAGGATCGAAAGGCAGATAGTGGTTGCGACAATAAGTACCGTTGCCTTCGGGGAACGCCCTGTGGGCGTGGACACCGTCGGCCAACATGCCATGATGCTACAGGTCAGCTTCAAACGGATGCTGGAGACAATGGAACAGCTTTCATTCATGGCCTCTGAGGTGGCAAGCACTTGGATGAGGATGCTTGCAGGCTGGGACGCCTTTGTCGAAGAGTCCAAGTCAATAGACCTTGGCGGCAAGATAACGGTACGGGGTAAGGCCCTACAGGCCGCGGACTTGCAGAAGAACTACCACATCGTGGCAACATTCCCGCTTTCCGACGAGGCAGTCCGTATGCAGAGGACACAGCAGGGTGCCGCACTGGTCTCCCAGGGGCTCAAGAGCAGGAAGCGGCACTTGGAGGAGGACCAGGGGGTGACCAATATCAGCGCAGAGGAAGACCAGATACTGACTGAGCACGTCATGGGAGACCCTGTCCTCATCACCGCATTCGCAGAGAAGAAGAGACAGGAGTTGGGGGTACAGGAGCTATACGAGGAGCAGATGAAGAGGATGGCCGCGGAGAGGCAGCAGGGGTTCGCCCAGACACAGGCCGCTGAGGGGCTCCCGGTGGGTGCCCCGCCTGGATTCGTGCCCCCAGGCAGCCCGGAACAGATGACCGTGCAGTCCGCAGAGGAGCAGGCCCTCGTGAGACCACCCGCGGCAACCGTGGGTACGGGCCAAATGAACGGATCAGGAGTGTGATATGCCAGTTATTAACCCTATAGATAAAATCCTTTTGCCGATTAACGATAAGTTCAGCGTTGCAACCGAGAAGGCCAACACGTCCAGGGTTGTGAAGTACGGAGATGCCAAGTATGGGAAGGCTGAGGCCCGTGCCAGGTTCATCCGTGAGCTCTTATCCAAGCCGATGGGCCCTGAGAGGGCCGAGTTGATAAAGCAGAGGGGCGTTGATGCTTCAATTGACCTCCTCGGAAAGGGTGGTTCTCTGTGACCACAGAGCAGATTAGTACTCTGACAGCACGGCAGATTGATAAGTTCGTAGCACTGGCAAACACTCTTCTACTGAACGAAGAGATAGTACCCTCATCGGACCGCCCAGGATATTTCGCTCTAATGGGAACAGGCGAGGGTCCGTTTATAGAGTACCTTGACTTGGCGCGTGTCATCGAACTGTCTGGTGTCCCGGATATGCCTGCTTTCTGGCCCGATCACTTAAAGCCTGAGTGGCCTCCTGTATATAGAGACGAAGACAAGACACTATTTGATGATCGAGCGTATTGGGCCGTTGAGGATCGCGCTTATCAAAGAGACATTCTGATTGCGGATAGGGAATATCAAAGGCAACAAAGAGAAGAAGGAATGCCCCAGGTATTCTCTGGTACCGGTGCCTACCAGAGAGCCATAGACGCTGCTAGTGCCGCAACAGAGGAAAGTAGAGGCCCCGGGAAGATGGTGGGGTCGGGTATTGACCAACGCATTGATTCAGGGCCTATCCAGCAGCAATGGGAGGTTGTGGGTGTTCCGGGAAGAGATGGCGCATATGTCATACGCCCCGTCGAGCCTGTCGAGGACCCTATCCTGTCGATAGACGACATGATTGCAGAGGCTTTGAGTAAGGTAGATAACTGGTCGGCTACAGAGGGGGCGGACTACGAGAATCTACAGAGGGCTCGGAAGCTGTTCGACTTCAAGAACCAGCCCACGGACTCAGAGCGTCTCAGGCTTGCGATGGATATCGCCCAGTCCCCGTCGGACTACATGACCCTAGTGGCAATGTACACAGGTGCCATATCCAGTGCGGGGGTGGGTGGGAAGATTGCGCCTCTCATGCCCTATCTTCAGCAGATGGCCCAGAAGTTCTTCCTTACCAACGTCCCCGGCATTACCGACGCCCCCGGCATTGCCGACGCCCCCGGCATTGCCGACGCACAGGGTCAGAGGCCGGATGCTGATCTATCGGAAACTTTACGAAAGAAAGCTTTAGCGGAAGAACAGGATCGGGAAGACGAGTTCACAGAGCTGCCTTGGGATACGGGTCAAGGCGGGGCAACAATTGCAGGAGGTGGGGAAGGATTTGGAGCATTGCCGTCAGGGTTACAGGGACACGGCGTACTCTCTGGTGGTTTGGGGGTAATAGATGCATTCTCACGGGGGGAAATAGCCCCACAAGACCTCCGAGGTGCATTGCACAAAATATACCTAGACGAGAAGCAATTAGATTCCAAGACCGAGATAGCTGGAAAGGACTCTATCCCGCTGAATGAGTATCCCATTAATCCGCCGACATATACCGTATCGGCTGCGGGGGATGGGCCAAATATCTTCCCGTTTGATACAGGTCGGGAGCTAGACGAAGCGGAGGGTATCGGTCCGTCTGGGCGCTTCGTTCCTCCAGAATACTCTTTGCTTGGTATATCGGAGGACGAGCCGGACTCTTTTAAGCATGGCGGAGTTGTCCCGGGTATGCTGGGTGAGCCACAGCTAATACGGGCCCACGGCGGCGAAATAGTGCTTCCCAATGCTATACGGTCTCCATATACGGAAAGTCTTTTTGGGGGGACATTCAGACCTCGTAGGGAGACGTTTGGAAGGTTCCTGACACATTCTGCTATGGCCCAGATACCCAGTATGCCTCCCGTGCAAGCCGCACAGTTCCGTTTCAGGAGCCCACAGACCATCCGCCACATGACTCCATCGCAGCGCAGGATGTTCCAGGCGTCTACTCAGCCTATGTTTGGGGTACCGTATGAGGACTGGAGGATGCAAGAGAGACTTGCCACCGGCGCTGGAGGCCCAGGCAGGTCTCGCGCACAGTTCCGAAGCCCGTCTTTTGTGAGGGGTTAATTGACGAACCGAAACCAAGAGCCATTCTGGCAGACACGCCCAAGGACTACTGCGGCACAGGAGAAGTTCAACAGTGAATTTCGCCGTAACGGTAATGGTACTCGCCCTCCCAACTTGGAGTCCCGTGTCCGAGAGATCATGGCCCGCCCGGGAGCCATGACTGCTGTAGGAACTTGGAACCGTAGTGTGGTTTCGCGTGAAGAGGCCCGGCTGATAGCCCGATATCAAATGGAGCATCCTCGGGAACTAACGCCGCTCCAGAGAATGAAGCCTCTGAGTATGCCAGAAGTATTAGGGACATTAGGCCGTGCCTTTCCTGCTACCGCTGCGGAATTCTTGCCATCAGAAGCTAAGGGCCCCCTGGCCCGCCTGATGGGTGTAGAGGGCAAGAGTCCGTGGGGGCTAGGACGGCTTGGAGAGGCCGGCGAGCAGTTTAGAGAGTTGCGAAAACAGTATGGCCCTGTGGAGGCGTTCCGTAAGTGGGGAGAAGAAGGAAGGCCGACTGTTCCTTCTATTGATATTCCAACTGGGCTCCGTGAATTTATTGCGCGTGGTATTGGTGGTGCTACTGGGGTTCCTCAAGGAGTAATAGAAGGGTTCATTCCAGAGCAACTAGGTCTCAAGGGAGGGCTGGAGGTATTTGCCCAGCCTGATGTTCTGATTGGGGGTCCGGGTGTAAAACCTATTGTCCGGGGAGCAGGACAGGCATTGAGGACGGGGGCCCGCGCCGTCCCAGAGGTAGCTAAAGCGGCCCGCTTACGGGTGGGACAACAGGTTGCCCGTCTCCCGGGCGACTGGGCGGGTGAATCGGCCCTGCGAGTGG